CAGAACCGCATTTTCCTGGACGGCAAAGAGATGAAGGGGTGGATGGCCAAGGTCATTGAGGAAACCAGCCGCATCGGCAAATTGAAGGTGGCCGGCAAGGCCATAGTGGGGAGCGCATGACAACGTGCAGGCTTGTTTATAAAAACCTAATCCGCAACGCATCCGTATTGTCGACATCACCGCACACCGAGCATCCGCAGTTCCCGGTCGAGAACATTCAGGATGACATGCTCGCATTGCCGGCGCGGTCGCGGTATGGAACAGATACCGGCAACGGCACATTCTATGTTTCAAGCACAAACAAGTACATCGACTTCGACGAGGGCGGCGCAGAGTTGACGGCTACAATTACCCCTGGAATATACAACGGGCAAACGCTGGCCACTAAGATTAAGACGAGGATGGATGCAGCCGGCGGCACATATACCGTTTCGTATGACGAGAGCACCGGCAAATTCACCATCGCCAGGGCCGCCGGCAACTTCACGATCCGCTGGCAGAGCGGAACCAATACAGCCAACTGCGCTGCGGAGCTGCTGGGGTACTCCAAAACGGCAAACGATACCGGAGCCGACACTTATACATCCGACACGGTAGTGATTCATACCAGCTATTCAATATATTTTGATCTGGGTGCAGAGAGCGAGTATGACTCGGTGGCGTTGTTGAACCACAACCTGTCATCTTCTGCGTCATATATCGCTGTTGTCGGGGCTGATGACGATGCGTTCACGACAAATACCGTTACTGATGTACTGACATGGAAAACGAATAACATATTCGCGTATCTGACAACCGCCAGGACAAAGCGATACGTCCGTTTGACAATTATAGACAAAACCAATCCGTCCATGTACATTCAGGTTGGTTCGTTTGTGGTGGGGAAATATTTTCAGCCTAATCGCGGATTCGGCCCATATACTGAGGGTGAGGTCGATGAAACCGAGATGGAATATTCTCCGAGCAATAACATATTCGTCGTGCAGGAGCGTCCTGCTTTAATAAACCGCGATTATAGCTTTCAGGGGTTGGATTCAACGTCAATTGCTGAGGTGCGGCTGCTGTTGGCCGAGTGCGGCATACGCAAGGCGATATGGATATGCACTGACACAACGGACGCTGATTCAGTCAACAATTATTCGTATTGGGTAAGGTTAAGGGAAACCGCGCTGCCATCCTGCGACTATTACAATTATTGGTCCTGGGATATGCCGGTGGAACAGGTGCTGTAATGGCGATCACAGCTCCAAGCAACCTGGCCGCCGTCGCTGCCAGCGCTGGTAGGATTAACCTATCCTGGAGCAATCCGCAGGGCTATGACGACATCGCGGTCGACCGCAGCTTGAACGGATCGTCATGGTCGCAAATTGCCGCGCTGCCGGGAACTGCGACGAGTTACTCCGACTCAAGCTGCCAGGACGGGACCAAGTATTACTATCGGCTGCACGTCGCAGTTGGCGACATTGATCCTGAAACGGCAATCTCAAATTCAGCCAACGCCACGACGCCGCTGCCGGCACCGAGCGGTTTATCCGGCACATCCGGTTCCGGTGGAACCGAATGCGTGTTGACATGGACTGACAACTGCCAAAACGAGAGCGGCTTCAAAGTCTACAAAAATGGAAGCTTGTTGGCAACGCTTGGGCCTAATGTTGAAACATACACGGCAACAAGCCTCACCCCTGGAGCGAGTTATTCTTTCTACGTAAAAGCCTACAATTCGCTGACCACGTCTGCCGCGTCGAATACCGAAACGGTTGTGATGTCAGACCCGCCTGCTGCGCCGAGCGGGTTGACGGCTGAGGCCACAGCGACAACGGGTGCCAGGTTGAATTGGGTTGACAATGCTGACAACGAGATTGATTTCAAGGTTGAACAATCCTCAACGAGCGCGTCAGCCGGCTTTGCGGTTATCGCCACGGTCAGCCGGAACATTACCACGTATGCCGTAACCGGCCTCACCAGCAACACGCAGTATTGGTTCAGGGTGAGGTCGCGCAATTCCAGCGGGTACTCCAAGTATTGCACCGTTGCTACGGCGGTAACTTGGGCCGCTATTGCCGCGCCAACCAATCTTGTTGTTGTTGCCGCAAGGGGTACAATTGTCGATTTATACTTCGATGACAATTCGTCCGAAGAAGACTATCACTCGCTAGAGATGAAAGAGGGGGCTGGGGCATACTCAGAGATCGCCCAGCTTGAACCCAACAGAAACGCGTACCGCGTGACCGGCTTGACGAAAAACACGACTTATACGTTCAAGGTGAGGGCATATCAGGATCCCGGATCATATTCGGGGTATAGCGACGAGGTTGCAGTTACCACGCCCAACAATCCGTCAGTTCCGACAGATTTGGCTGTGTCAGAATATCAGGATAAATGGGTGCGGTTGACGTGGTCGCTCGGCACAACGGATGTTGATCGGGTAACGATAAGCTATTCGTTGGATGATATTACCTACACTAACGTGGTTGTCCCCGATTTGATTGAAGAGTTCAGGGTGACCGGCTTGACGGCTGGCACGTTGTATTATTTCAAGGTTGCCGCCGGCAATGGCGCTGGATATGGTTCAGCGACGGCTGCGATTCAGCAGACCACCAGGAGTAGCTATTCCCCATCGGCATTTGAGCGATTGATCCGCAAGAGTTCGCCGAAGCTGATTTACCTGGTTGAAGCCAACCCGGCGATTGAGCTTGGCGGGTGGACATTGACCGATGGCAGCACATATACCTATGAGATTAGCTTCGATCAGCGGGGATGCGAGCTGGATGACGTGCGGGAGAATGGGACATCGCTGACTGAGCAAACGAGCGCGGCTGACGTAGAGAGCAATGCCGGCTCGTGGTATCACGACGTCATTAACGGCAAGGTGTATATCCATTCCAGCGGATCGGATGATCCTGGTGATTATGTCATGATCGGTTCGTTCTGGATGTTTTTCACCACGCATCAGGAAGCCGGCAATGAGACGGTGTTCAATGGCAACTATTATTTGCCGCTGGTTGCATCGGACGGCATCCCTGACATCAGCCAGGAGATTTCGCCGTACTTCGAGGGGAACTTCGTCATCAGTTCGGGCAGCGTTTCATTTATTAATGGAGAGATCAACGGGGTTAATTTTTTTGATAAAAAGTTCGGGACTTACTTGTGGCTGAACCGGAAGATCCGCATTTTGGCCGGCGGGGAGGATTTCGATTACAGCGATTTCCATACCGTGAACACAGGCATTGTTGACAGTTACGAATGCACTGACCGGCGCATGACGTTTTCCCTGCGCGATTACAGGGACGGCATCCATAGGACGTTGCCGATTGAGAAATACAGCACTGATGAATTTGCGGCGCTGGACACCAATGCGGTTGACAGGGTCAAGCCTTATGGATATGGCACGATCACCAACGCAGTCCCGATTTGCATTGACACCAACAATCGGATATTTGAATTTCACAACGGGCGCATAAGGTCAGTTGGGAACGTCTATCAAAACGGCAGCACTTTGGTTGTTGATACGGATTATTTTGTTGACTATAGGCGGGGAAGGATCATACTCGCTGCCAGCTTGCCTTACGCAACAGACGACATCATCCTTGTTGATTTTACGGGGGCGGTTACTGAAGGCGACAATCCAATCACTACAGGGGCGCACATATTCAAGAGCATCCTCAACAACTTCCTGAACGTGGGAAATGACGATCTCGATCTCGACTCCATCTGGGCCACTCATCTCTCCAAGACAACCGCCCTGTCCCTGTACCTTTGGAAAGAAATTGACAGCCAGGAATTGATCCGGCGCATTGAGCACAGCATCCAGGCAGACACGTTTCAGGACGCGGAGGGGCGATTGGGAATCAAGGTGCGGCTGACCGGCGCACCAAGCGGGATCAGCTATATCCCCAACGAGTTTGTCATGGATGGGTTCAGCATGAGCCGCAACAGGGATTCGATATTTTCGGAGATCAATATCTGGTATGGCGAGGATTCCAGCCAGGATAAGTTTTCGCTATTGCGGACATTGCTGCCGTCGGCCACATACATGCACGGGGTGAGCAAGGTGCTCGATGTTTATACGGCATTGAGTTCTGCATCTGACGCAGCGACGCTGTCTGATGCCGTTGTAGATGTATTGGATAAGACTAAGGTGATGCTGACCGTTCCGAGGGTGCTGTTCACGCACATGCCTGGCGATGTGGTTTATCTTACCAGGGATAGGTTTTTCAAGCCGAGCGGCACGGCGAACAGGCGGCTCATGCGGATATTGTCGATCAGCAAGCAGCAGAGCGGCGGCAGGACGCAGGTCATATTGGAGCGTGTTTAATGGGCGACAAGGCTGAAAAGAACGATCTGAACAACCACAAGGCGCTCGATCCCAAAATAGCGCACGGCATTTGGGAGATGATCGGCAACCAGACGGCGATCAAGAGCCGGGCCCAGTTCCGCGCCTACGTCAGCAGCGCGCAGAGCAATATCACGCACAACACATGGATTAAGGTCGTTTTGGATGGTGAGAGTTTTGATGCTGGTGGGTATTTCGACGCGGTGACCGATTACGACTTCACGGCTCCGACTGATGGCTTGTATGCGCTCAAGGGGCAGGTGAAGCTGACCAGCGTCAAAGTCAACACCAACAACTATCTTGCGATTTACAAAAACGGGGCGGCTATTTCAACGACGTATGTGGCCGGCAATGGCATTGGCCAGAACATTGTCATGCAGGTCAATGATTTCGTTCAGTTGGCGGCTGATGACTTGATTACGCTTTACGTTTATTCAGGGGCTGATGACACGACGGACATTGTCACCGGCGAGGCGAACAGTTTCTTGTGCGGCCACATGGTTGCATTGGTATAAGGAGGCAACATGAAAAGGATATTGATTTCGATCATGCTGATGGGGCTACTGTTGCCCCTTGGTTCTACGAGCAAGCCGATTCAGTTCACGCTGGGGAACTGGTTGTGGAAGCCGGCGAGCAATCAGGCGCTGCTGACCACCTCCAGCCCGACCTTCGCCGGCCTGACGCTCTCGGGCGGCACGGCCTCGACGTTGGCCTATCTCAATGCCAGCAAGAAGTTCACGAGCCTTGCGAATGGGGCAGGCTACCTCCTGAACGACGGCAGCGGCGGTTTGTCGTGGGCGGCGGTTTCGCTGAGCGGATATTTGAAGGCTGACGCAAGTGTTCCCCTCACCGCCGACTGGAACGTGGGGGCGTTTGCGCTGACTGTGGGCGGTTTAACTGTTGATGCCATTGCCGCCTCTGAGGCAACGCTTGGTGCAACGCTTATTACCAACGGCGACTTTGCGACAAA